ATAGGCGGAAGTAGTTAAGTTGATTCCCTTAAACTGGTTGGGCCAGGTAAGAGAGGGCAGCACGGTATTAATCGCTAAATCTTCTGTGTTGTATTCTCCCTCATTCCAGTCATAAATTGCAGCGGCTGTTTCCTGCAGCACCAGACTGATAGACCCTGCTGTTTCAAAGGTCCATGAAATAACCTCAAACTCTTTATTTATAAAACCGAGACTGCCTATGGTTAAGGTTATAAAATCCCCCGTATCGATTTTATAAGCCCTTATATTACAGGATAAATTTATAACTAATGCTTGTCTGTGCCGGTTGAGATGTATCTTAGCCAGGCGTCTTGCTCTGTTGGGTTCATTACAATACGGGAAGTTTATTTCAGTAAAAATATAATCAGTCGGCCCACAGACAGCATCTTTATTGTCTTCCTGACAATAGGTAGGATTCTCCCATGCTTTATAGTCGGTGGGTTCGTGATTAAGGTAGCGGCTAATATAGGTGCCTCTTACGGCATTAAATAATTGGTCTCTGGTTGCTCTGGGCTGCACTTTGACGTCTTCAATAATCCAGTCATCCGTAATGTGAGCCGTGGGGATTTTATACGCACCCACACTTATTTTATATAAACCGTCATCATAGACTATTGTTCCGCCCCCGGTATGAGACAACATAGAGTCGATAACCCCTGACGGCTGAGTTCCGGTATCCACCACCCCGTTTATGGTGTAGCGTTTTTGTAATAAATTGGCTGTTACTGTAGTGCCTTCGACCAGATAACCGGTTTCTATTTCAAAGTTATCCTCATCTATCACATTAATCTGACTGGTAACACTGGTATTACCTTGCACTACGTTGGATTCGTTGCTGGAGGTAAAGCCGTGTGAAGGGGCAACAATGTTGGTTCTGTAGCCCTCTATGGGTGCTATGGTGCGTACACCTGCTGTTGCTGAGATAGCTGATTTTAAAGATATCGGTTCATCACAGATATTAGCCGCAATAGCAAACGAGTCCAGGTCTATTTCAGCCAGTGGTATGTTAAGCCCGAATTCTGAAATCATATAATCAAGGATGATGGATGCAGGATTTGTGGTGTACCCGCCTACTCTGGCACGTATAGCTTTAGCATCACTCAGGTCTTCAGCATTGCTGATTAAACGGGGATCAATGATGTCATTTTTAGCCAGCATGGTGACATTATAATTGGGTATACCATTAGGCAATGCTTCATAATCATAAAATAAATGTGGAACAAAATAACTAACACTATTACCTTTATGACTGGAATCCCATTCAGGGAATAATGCATTTAATGTGGGGTCGACCTGCTGCGTAGGCTCACCACGATAATAATTAACATCCAGCACGCCCGGCATATTATCAATACTGGCTTGTATGGTGGCCAGGTCCGGATCGGGTTGTGCTACCTGAAAACTATTAAAGTTCTCAAAGGTTATCTTGCCATTAATATCAATGACATTGACTTTAGCGGGATCACCTGTACTGGTGTGGGTGGTGTAGGTACTGCCGGTTAATTCAAAATAATACCAGGTACCACCGATGACTTGTATTCGTTCCAGGCGTGTTTTTACGACGGTATCTACATCAAGCACGCTAGTCGTGGTTTCCTGCCAGATCCATGTATTGCTGCCGTCAATCGGGCTGACATAATTACCTCTGGAAATAGGGACTGTCTTTGTGTCGAAGACCAATGTAGCAGGGTTCCAGACTGGTATTATAGCATCGGTCTTTGTGAAGCCATCAAGGTCATATATCCATTTTGGCTCCCATGATGTGGTAGTTGAAAACTGCTGCTGAGTGCCTCGCTTGATGTGTTTGCGTGTACCACCGTCAATAAAGCTGGTAGTTACCAAAAAGCCCAGGCTATTCATGTATAGATCAAAAGCTTCACCGTTCAATCCATAAGCTGCATTATGATCAACCCCGTTGATAGTGCCCCACCACCAGGGCCCGTCATGTCCTACAGGATCGGTGAACTCATCCATGTTGTTGTGCCAGATAATAGTAACAACATCATCTTCTTCCATCCAGTTACCGCTGTCTTGAAACCACTTTAAATCTTTATCATTGACGTGCAGGTTTTGAAATGACTCAACAGAATGCGGGAAACACGCCACGGCCATATAGAGATCTGAATTACCTTCCTTATTCCATCCCTTAATGTCTGTTGTGTCGATGAAAGCTACCAGCCCGCCTGTTCTAACCTCTCCATAACCAATACGCCTGTTAATATTGCCGCCGCGTACTATTTGTTTATTAGCCTTGTAAGCATCGGGTGTGGGGGCTTTGTAGGCATTGTCAGGTTTCGGCATCTTTTGCCTGGACATAACCGCCATAGAAATAACTGATACGGCAAGGCCTATTAGTGCTACAGTAGTCGCATAAGAAGTTCCCAGAACCAGGCCTATATAAACAATTGCTGGGGGCATTATGCAACCCTCCAGCACAGGTGTCTGTCGATGTCTTTATGAGAAACTAATTGAATTCCTTCTGCACTTTTAAACATTGAAACTTCACCGGCATAAACACCAATAGCCATATATCCTGCACCATGGAAATAATGCCCCACCAGATCACCACGCACCAGGAAATTCTTTTTGACTCGTTTAAAATAGTGATCAACTGAATCTTCCTGTGAACTGTAACCCAGACCGGCAAGAACAGACATTGCTTCTGCTTCACTGGTGTAATCCGGCATATCATTTTCTATGTTTTTACCAGTGAACTTATTTACCCACTGGGCAGAAAAATGACTGCAGTCTTCAACGCCCCACTGGAACGGCAATACTTTGTGCTCATCAAAAAACTCTTTTAGTTTAGCGTCTATGTTGTTGTGCATTATTGGCTTCTTATGTACGGGTCAAAAATAATTTCCTTCTGCGAATTGACCTCCACCTGATTAAAGAAATTATCATTGACATTAGCGGGATCCGCTCTGTGATGGGTTTCCTGATTCCAACGGGTGGTATTACTGCGAAACCAGGCGATTAAGGCATTTTCAACATGCACTGTGATGGTGGCTGTTTTACCATAACTTATTTCCATGGTATCGAGCAGACCTTTGTATATGGTGTGGTTGTGTATATTAGTGTAATCATCACCAATAAAAACACACAGCATTATTTTTACTTCTCTGCCCTGGTATCCATCCATTAACACTGAGGTGATTAAGGTGGGTTCCAGACCTGAGATAGTCATGCTGATCCCATTGGGTGATGTAGTGCCGTCCTGACTAATGGCATCAATAGATCCTAAATCACCAATACCAATATATTCTTCAGCATCGATGGTGAAGGTACCCAGGCCTGAATGGACTCTTATTTTTCCGTCAACGGGATCGTCATTGATATCAATAGTGACTGCTGTGATAAAGGTTACTGCACCTGCATCCAGGGCCGCTTCCATTTCCGGGGTAAGATTTTTCATATCGCTTCGGTAGCCGAAAATTCAAGGATGGTTCGATCACACAGGCCATCTAACCATTTTACTGAATCTTCATTGATCACCATGAGGCAGGATGGGTTTTCAAAATCAGCTGCAGCCGCTGCATGGGCATCTCTAAAAGGGGGTTCGATGGTTATACTGGTACCCGATGAATCTTCTACAATCATTTTAAATTCACCGCCGATAGTGACATAATTACCAGCCACTGCTGATACGGGCCCCGATAGAACCGCAACGTTTGCCCCGACTGATGCTGTTGCTGTTACACTGGCAACGACACCAGTGAAGGTGAAGTCTATGGCTTTAAATCGATTGGTCTGACCTCTCAGTTTAGCTAAAAAAGCTTTGAATAGCCTGGCATTGTCTTTGTTCATGGATGGGTAGGAATAACGACACATCCACAGAGCCCCAGGGGATTGCAGTGTCTGAATGGCACTGGTGAACTGTGATCTAAACACTCTGGTATTGCTCTGCTGACCCCATTCCTGAGAGTTGGGTTTAATGTGTACGGGTAAGGTTAATATAATCATTAGACACCCAGTGTGCGGCGCATAGGCCCATTACGTTTTACATCATTGAGAACTTGAGCATAACCCTGAGCGGCTGCAGTCTTTACCAGTTCTGCCAGTTGAGCATCACCATTGCCCGGGGATATGTTGATGTTTTGAACTATAGTTTGAGATCCTGAGTTGCTGGCTATTACGCCAAGCTTTCCGTCTGCACCCCGGGAAAGCGGCATAATGGCTTCGGGTCCTGCTTCACCCATCAGACCCATTCCGTTTGCCATGGGGAACAAGGTTGGACTACTGACCACTCCTCCCGATGCAAACGCTGTTTGCTTGCCGTTGTTGATAACACCTCCATCAGAAAAGCCTAGTGCAGCACCCCATCCAGTACTACTGATGGCTTTTAATACCATGGCCTGCATTATCATTTTAGCTATATTGACTAAAAAAGATTTGGCAAATTCATTAAAAGAGTTTTTGCCTGTTGTTGCCATGTCAATTAGTGATCCAGTAACTCCACTGATTGCCATTTCTGCTGTTTGTTTCCAGTTGATAAGCTCGTCATTTTTTCCGAACGCTTTTTTATTCGCCGATTCTGCTGCATCACCATATTTATTTTGAAAATACTCTAATTCAGAAAGCGTTATTATTTGCTCTTGATATAAATCATTTGCTTCAAATAGCATGTTATTTGCGTGACTTATTTGCTCATTGTATTTTTGTAATTCATCTCCAAACAGATCAACAGGGGGCTTATCATCTCCCTTTGATTTCGATGTTTTATCAAACACCGACATGTCCGGTTTAAATTCTTTGTTTTTTAAATTACTTAATTTTTCTTCACTTTCCAGTGCTTTTATTCTTAACTTAACTTGTTCGGCAAGAACATTTCTTTCTTTTTCTGCATACTGCAATTGTGATTCTAAAGAAGTTTTTCTGGCAGGATCTGTTTCTAAATTAATGAGTTTCTTTTGTTCAGATATATTTTTATTTAAAAGTACCAGTCTATCAGCTAATCCTGCATCAGAAATATCGGGCCGTTTTACTCCCATCAAACCAATGAATTCATAAAATTCATTTCTCGCTGTCATTATGTTCAGTTTTAACATTTCCCAGTGTCTGATCATACCTGCCATTCCGGCGTCTGCAACAACGTCTAACCGTTCCTGTGCTGTTTGTATCTGACCTATTTCAGTTGCATACATTTCGGCTTTTCTTATCAAATTAGCATCATAAGACCCACCCATCTTATCCATTTTGGATAAAACTTTTTCTTGTTCAGAGGTTTGCATTCTGAACATTTCAATCAATTTTACGCCTTCTGTATCAACACCTTTCATTGCTAACGACAGAGCAACGTTATCATCCTCAAGGGAACCCACTTTCGCACCAAACTCATCAAATAAAGCGGAATTTTTTCTAAGGCTTCCATCCTGATTGTAGAGTTCAATATTCAGTGCCTGGAGTGCTTTGTAGAGTTCTCCTGTTCCCATCTTTGCTTCTCCCACTCTACGCGAGAAGCGTTGAAAAGCAGTATCAAAAGTGCTAGTTGAAATACTCGATGCTTCTGCCAGTTCGTGGTATTGCTGTAATTCCTGAAGCGGTAATGATAAACGCCGTCCTGTTTTGCCCAGGTCGTCAAGCTTATCAATTGATATAACAACGGATGCTGATAAATTGTCCATGGCACCTTTTAGGGCGCCAATAGAAACCAGTGGGATAGCTGCCAGCATTCCTTTTTTTAATAATGAAAAACTTTTATCGACACCAGTGATATTATTTTTTATTTTTTTAAAGGCTTTCTCAGTTTTATCTTCTGCCGATATTTGATATTTAACTTTAGTGACCATCGTTAATCCTATTTAAATATATTTTCCAGGTGGCGATTTCGGTAGGGGTGAGATCTAGAATCTCCTTAATTGTTTTTTTTAAATGGTCAGCTAATGAAACAATAAACAACAATTCAGGAGATTCTGTTAGTTTTTTTCAATTTCCTCTGCAGTTAATTCATTCTTTAGTTTATTAACAACTGATGACATTACATCCGGGTCAACTCGCTTCATAAAATCATCTCTATCTTCACGACGAAACAATCTTGTGCCATCTTTATTTCTGGCCATGTGAAACAGTTGCAGAAACATATACTCATCAAATTTATTTTGTTCTTGTAAACCATACATTTCTGATTTTTGAGTCATGTTTATTGGTTTTGAATAGATTACAGCAGGCCCTGAATCATCACCCCATTCTGGTACTTCTATTTTACTTAAGACACCTGAGATTTCATCAAAGTGCTTTTTTGCATTGGTTAAAATATCCATAGTGTTTCTTCTATTGTTTGTATTTGTTTGAGTTATGAGCAGCGCACATCGATGTCTGTTGTACCTGTGGCGCCAGTGATATTAATAAATGTTTCTTGATTGCCGGTAAAAAGTTGATATTGTTTATCAATCTCTAGTAAACCATCAACCATATCAACAAAAACGCCTTTTTTACTTTCGTATTGCAACTGCATTACTGCACCACCTGTTACACCAGAGACGTATAGAATTTTTGCGGAAGTGATAGAAGTACGCCCGTCTGTTGTTATATTCATTTTTTTAACCTTTAATTAATCCAGTTATTGTTTCTTCTCTAACTTTTCAATTCTATATTCCATGTGATTAAATTTTTCTGATAAATAATCACGATGTAACACTTTTTCTTCCAATTTATCCAGACGATTAAATAATGCTACTGTTACTGTCAGAATTGCCGTTAAGATCACTCCCAATACAACTTGCCCGTATTGATGTAAACTTTCAGACATTGGTTGTTTTACCCTTTATTTCCTTAAATTAATTGGTTAATTTAACTGTTTTAACTGCACCAGTATGGTCTTTAAACTTTAATGCGTGATCTGCACTATCTACAAATAGGGCACCATTAGCTGCACTTGCTTCTGTAACTTCTTTATAGGGAGTTGAACCATTATCCTTAATCATAGCGGTATCATCCGTATGATGGTGAGCTGTTCCATGCTCAACTTTGATAACATGCATCACTTCAGCGGAAGCGTCCCATTGTACTGTTACGATAGAACCAAAGGTTATAAATGCCAGTACAGTACCATAAGCCATTGCTGAGCCTGTAGTCGGGTCAACTAGCTTTCTAAATTTAATACCTTGTTGAAACCACAACGAAGGTCTTGGAGTACCCGTATCACACCACGAATTAGCAGGATTGCCATCTGCCTCAAAACCACAAGGGTCAAAACCATCTTTCCATTTGAATAGTAGTTTATGCTCATGCCCATCCCATAGGTCTTTGCCTACATGGTCTGGCTGTGTTGCATCATCACGAACAACACAGAAATGTGCGCCATTGTTTTCTGCTTGTACTGCAAAATCTTCTACAATATCAATGTGTGTAGAAGTTGTTCCCTGGATATCTGATACATGTCTCGATGTAGTATCAATCAGTGTTTCTAAATCCTGTATCTTCTGAACAATGGATTGAGCACCAAAGGCATTTCTATCACCGATAGAGAATTCAAGGTCTAATATTTCTGAGACAAATGAGGTTGCATCTGATGAACCAATACCCGTATGGTCAGAGTATAACGGGTCAAGGTCTAACAAATACATGATGGTTGGTTGATGAGCTGTACCTGTCCATTCCTGAACAATGATAGTCCAGACGTGAGAAGCGAATCGTACTAACAAACCATTAATGTGTGGGTGTCCTGCATGATGAATACCGAAGTTACCTGTTGCAGATGCTAATAGGTCTAATGTGCCGGAACCAGGCGTACCCTCTGTTGGTTCAACCGCAATTTTATATGTTATACCCATCTTCAGGGCTCTTAAATCACCTGCTGAAAATGTTTTATTAGGTAATACTTCTGCTGGTTTTACTACGTTTAATGAATTAAATAATTTATAAACATTGGCAATGGTAATGAGGTCAGACCTAACTTCATTGACAGCATCGTCAGACCCTATGATTTGAGGAGTATCAAGGTAAATTGGCGCATAACTAGAAATATGAGTAGGAACGGGTGATCCTGGTGTACCCACTTCAAGTGAGAACATAGACCCATTGTCATGTATAGTATCTAAGTTGACATCCTTACTTACTGATATGTGATTAATCTTTTCTTGAGCTGTTGCGTTTTCAGTAACAGCAACGAGATCCATCACAATATCCCGTATTGACTTAGCTCTTATCTCCCCTGCACTATTATCAGGTAGTAGTGCCAACATTTGTGCTTTAGTTAAAGGCATATTTTTTCCTATGATTGGAATGCTTTTGAGAATGCTGTTGAGAATTCTGGAGATATCCTGTCAGGTTGTGTGATTCCAATAGTTGATGGTTTAACTTCTGGAGCCAGTAGTAATACACCTGATTTTCTACCAATCAATCCTTCAGCGACCACGGTATTTTTAATCAGTGATTCCTGAACTAAACCAGGATGTATAAGTGACATGGACAATCCTTTTTTTGACTTAAACTGCTACTATATCTACTGTCAACTTTCCATTCACAGAAAACCCATAGGGCTGACTGACAACCCCACCAACAGAGGAGCTAATACCGTGTGTAAACATAATCACATTGCCTTTATAATATGTCATCCCGGTGGCATCCCCCCCCGGATATATCTCTACATTAATGCTTTCACCAACAACTAATAGATTTTGACCGGCATCACTTGCATCCCAGAAACAGGTAAAATTCCCAGCGGTTTTAATCGCACCAGCCTCTGATTTTTTTGAACAAGTCCCCATGCTGGATGTGTCAATCTCATCTGCTGTTTCAGTAAAATCAAAATCTGTGAGCTCCAACACTACTATTGGAGTGTCTCCAACTTTTATAACACCCTTACAGCCTCTTGTGGTTGACATAATATTTATTCCTCTTTAGGTTAGTGCTACATAATTTAATTGTGCGACACCCACTGCGCTTTCTGTGTCTGCAGAAAGTTCAATAGATGTAGCCATATATTGCAAACAATTCACCAAACCACCCAGGGATTTGTCTGTCTTCATTTCCTGTTCGACTAAAAAAGCCAGGTCATCCAGGTTATCATCAATTTTATCAGTGGCTTTATCACTGATTTCAATTCTTATATTCAATGTTCGCTCATCATTGTCACCCCCCATGACCATAGTTTCTTCATCGGTTACTTCATCGGTGATGTAAACACTGATGGCCGGTAAACTGGTTAAGGGATAGATCCGGCTGGAATAGACCGATACATCGGGGATATTTTGCATCAATGCCACTATGGCATGGCGAACTGTTTTTCTAATAACCGGCATTTTTTAATCTTCTGTTAAGTTCGTAGTGAAATTGTTTTTTGAACTCTATCGGTGCAAAAAATAGACGGGTTTTGCTCATGACAGCATTGGCATCATGCTCAATACTGACAGCGGCTTTTTTTATAGGCAGTCTGGCTTTTCCGGTTCGCTGGTAATAATCAGTGTGCCCACTTTTCATGGTTGCCCTGAAGGCCCCGGGAAATTGTCGCCGTCCAATTCTAATACCTGTTTTGGTGGTTTTTACCGCTGCTCGTTTACCCGTAAAACTCGCATAATTGATGTCATAACTGCCAAACCAAACGGTTAAAACTGCACGATTCCGACGAGCTTTATAGATTCTTATTCGTTTGCGTAGTATTTTTTGCTGAATTTTTGTACGTGTTGATAGATTTCTTACTACATTGGTTTTAATTCTGGTACCGGTTTTATTTAGAGCTGTTATTGTGGCTGCTGGTACCAGTGTCTTTTGTAATCTATTCAGGCTTTGTGTCATCTTATGGATGTCACCTTTTATTGAAAAAGACAGGCCGCCACTCATGGTGATTTAAATTTTAATTGCAGTTTAATTTCACCAGTGAGATCATCTTCATAATCAAACACGTCAAATAATTGCGTACCTGTATTGACTGTCATGCCTATCACGGGTACTGGAAATAAGTTTTTATCATAGGAAAAAGTATAAGCATTGCCTGAGATATTCAGATCGACTTCATAGTTTTTTTCTAACAGACCATCAACAGGTGTATCGTCTACAACCACTGTAAAAACAGCATGACAATTGACAAAGACATCAAAGACCACCTCATTGACGTCATCTAATGAGTCTTCAAATTCACCAGTCATGATTTCACCAAAAAAAAGAGCTGATAAAAAAGGAGAGGATCAGCTCTTGTTGAGTTAAACGAAAAGGCCGTGCATTATGCTTTAACTGCACCCACACCCACATTAAGCTTAATATCAATAGTGAGATCACCATCACCTTTTGATTCCATGGCAATACAGGCGTTTTCAATATCACCCGCCACCGCTGTTGCAGCGTTGTCATCAAAATTGTTATTTGCTGCGATCCAGGTTACTGACTCACCCTGCTTGATCACCGCTGCTGTCGCTTTAGGTACAGTAAAGACTTCATCAATCTGTACTGATCCCGTTTCTGTGTCAGCAATATCAACCAGTGCCACACCGATAAGATTACCCACAGCAATTACAGCACCCGATACGATATCAGCACCCGTATCATTGATATAATCAATGATTTTACCTTCCTGTTTATGATTAGTAGCCATTTTAAACTTTCCTCTTTTTACGCTTTAAATAGGTTAAATCACCTTTGTTTTACTAAAAGGTGATTTATTTTTTAGTTATACACCGAGGTTACGAACCATGGTGCGATAATCAAGAGCACTAACACCAGCATCCATACGGACCTTGAATTCAGTGCCATCGACATTCCAGCCGTTTTGCTGTTCAAGAACGGGGCGATCATTACCATCCAGATAGGCCACTTCAATGGTGTCATGGATGCTGTTGCTGGCTGCTCCATACCATTTTATTGCACTATCAGCATCAAGGCGTGCATCGGAAATGACCTCAAAAGTTCCTCTGACACTGTTTGGAATGGTGTTATCAGTCTTTGATTCACCCACTTCGTATTCAGAGTCACGAGTGACTTTCGCCACACCTTCCAGCGCCATAGGGACCAATACCTGAGCCAGGCGAATATTTAAAGTTGCACTGCCTTCTTTTTGTAACGCCAATAGTATGCGCATAGCATCTATTGAGGTGGTATTGATGTTTGATGCAGTGGCAATATTATTGTGCCCGGTATGAAACAATGCTTTACCATCAGACATCACTTGATTGCTGATTAAAACAGCGTAAACCAGATCACCAATGGTACGAATAGCAGCACGACCCATTTTCATTGGAATACGGGTAAAAACTGACAGATCATCATTGATGATAGATTGCCTGGTAATGCTGAATAAATTACCATAGGTAGCCAGTTGAATTTTCTCACCACGCTCACCGACAGTGGCCTGTTTGAATTCAGCCGATTCATTGACTTTAGCCAGGGACGGGAACGAATTTAAATCAATACGGGATGCTTCTTTAAAATCCGGCAATTCACCACGAGAGGTCCAAAGCTGGAAAGTTTCCTCTGCTTCATCATAGCCTTTAAGCATTGACTTTGAGGCAATATTCGACAGGATTAATGGAAAATCACTGGTTGAATGGGTAAATGCAGCTGAAACAATACCCATTTTATCCATATTTGAAAGATTAACACCGTGCATTGATAGTGACTTTCTAGCTAATTCCAGCATACTATAACTGCGAAATTCATTGCGAGAATCATCTTTACTGAGCATGGCTTTTGACATAATGGCCGCTTCAGCACCTTTGGCAAATTTTTCATGATCAGTTTCACCCACTTCAATGCGCGGGTCGCTGGCTAATGGCTCTGATCCTTCACCTAATTTTGCGAGTAATTTTTTACTGGCCTGCTCCTCCGTTATAGTGTGATCATCAATACAGGTATCAAGCAATTCCTGTACGCCGTCATTATTTTTAAAGGCATTAAAACAAACACGAATACCTGTTTTACGTTGACCTTCTTTTTCTAATGCATTATTTACTGCATCAGATTTTAGTTTATCCTGGTCAACAGTATCATTGACTTTGTCATCAACCGTTTCTTCGGTTGTCTTGTTTACTTTGGGCATAACTGCCTCCTGATTAGATTGATTATCGACAACCTCAGAATTGAGGTCTTTTTTAGCTTTTAGTAAATATGAATTTTGCAAGCTAACAGCAAATTTTGATTTTTTAAGTCCATGTGCTGCCACGTCCAGTTCTTCGGTCATTTTATCGACAAAACCATATTCAATGGCTTCATCAGCAGTATAATAATGATCTTTGCCATCACTCAATAACAGCATGATGTCATCATAGGATTGACCGGTTTGTTCCATATAACTGGATGCCATGGCGGTGGAATATTTGTCCAATACTTCCGCATAATCTCTTAACTCTTTTGCATTTCCGTATAGACCGCCCCAGGGTGCATGAACCATAAAAATAGCATTGGATGACATGGTTACTTCATCGCCTGCCATGGCGATGAGTGATGCAATAGAAATTGCGACACCTTCAATAGCTACAACGGTATGTGCAGGGTGTCGTTTAATTGCGTTATAAATTGCCAAACCATCGGCAACAGCTCCGCCATAAGAGTTGATTCTAATAGTTATTTCATCCACATCAAGCTCTGCTAACTCTTCAGCAAACTCTTTAGCGGAGACACTATCACCCCACCAGTTTTCACCAATGTCACCATAAATTAATACTTCTGCAGTATCATCAGCAGCGGCTTTAATCCGAAACGGTTTTGGCATCTTCATTTTCCTCTTCATCTAACGAAGAAGCCCCAGTATTATCCGGGGCTTCAGGGGTTTCAAATACTGAGGATGTTAACCCTCGATCGTCTAATTTTTGTTTCCAGTCGGCTAACTGGTCAAGCACATCATCTGGATTATCACCATTTTCTCTTATTATTTGCGGTGGTGACTTAAATGTCGCCTGAGCGCTGCGTTCTTTGGCTTTAATTTCTTTATCCGGGTCAATCCACGGCATGACCGGACCACGATAATCAGCATCTTTTATTGTTTCAATATCTAATTCAGCAGGTAAAACAAGTACTTTTGATGCAATTGCGGCTTCAACAAAAGCTTCCCAGACGGGTTGAGAGACTTGACCTATAAATAAATTAGTTAAAGCTCTGTAGTTTGTCCAACCTTCAACCAGTTCCTGACGTTGACTGGAGTATGATCCGTCATAATCCTTTGACATAGTTGAATAGTTCGCACCAGTACCCGATGAAACAGCCTTCAGCATGGCATTTCTAAACGGTTCTAACAGAGTTGAAGGCCGATTACTTTGAATGGTACCGACTTCTTCACCTTCCTGTAGATTATCAAACACAATACCGGGTTTAATCGCAAAATGACGTTCAGTGTTTGGATCTTCAGGAGCCTGATATAAATCCGGGGTACCTTTTTTGATATAAGCGGCCAGTGCTGCCGAGATTCTTGCTGCAACACGTTCTGATTCTTCATAATCTTTAATGTCTTCTAGTCGAATCATGACCGATGCAAAAATAGTCACACCTCTAGCCTGGCGAACACGCTTTACTTGTTTGGGATGCAATATTTTATCTGCAGGTACTCGTTTTGTTTCAATCTCAAAAAAATAGTCACAATCACCGGGATGTTTTTTATACAAGTGATAAGCAACGGGTTTCCCCCATGCATTTCTTTCAACGCCCTGGGTAATTAATTTGCTGTTATCAGTATAATCAATCGGCAGGTGATCAGCTTCAATCAGTTCAATTGAAAAGGGAACAACAGAACTATGCTTAAGACCAGATATTGATCCTAATAATTTTTGTATTAATATTTCCCCGTCTCTAAACCAGGACCGACAGGACAAACGTTCTATGTTGGCCCAATTATGCTCACCGGTGACGTCTGGTTTTTTTGACCATTGTTTGTGTAGTTTTATCAGTTGATTTTTTACATCAACATTAATCGAACCGTCTTTATTTCTTGGCATGGGCTCCATGCTGATGCCATTGGGACCGACCGTATTGTTAATCAATACATCCAGTACACCACTGGCTAAATCATAATTTTGCTCTAAAGTCCTAGCATATCCTCTAAGCGCATCACCTGATACTTGAGTTAATGAATCGCCACTGGAATTGTCCGGTTTAGCCTTTCTTAAACGTGATTTTTTGGACGCTTCATAAGCAGCCATGGCCGAACGATACTGGTTACGTCTGAAGGCCCACTGAGGTGAAATGGCTGATATTATTTTTTCAAATAAATTCATTTTGTAAAATCCGCTAATGCATAACGATTATGACCACCAGAAACTGCAGCAACTTCCTGATTCTTTTTGTTTTCCCATTCACGACGACCTTTCTGTATTTCCGATAAATCAGCCCGGGTTAACTGTCGATTATTGATAGTAAAGCTCTGACCTTTCAGCACTGCAATTTCTGCAGATACATAAAGCTCTACCATTTCACTTGCAGTTGTCACTATATCCAATCTCCATCGTTATCATCGATCCATTTATTATTTGATTGTTTATTATCAACTGGTTTTTCAGCTTTTTTTGGTGTATCTCGTTCTCGCTCTGAGAACAAATCAATTTGAGTTAGATTATTTTCAATTGAATGCCATTGGGCCTCACTTTTTAAATGCACCCTGACGGCTCTGGCTGCATGTAAGGCATAAACTTCACCATCCAGCGCTTCAACATTCTGTCCTGATTTTTGTTGCCAGACTTTCCTGTTTCTAATGGACTTATGAGGCGCTTTAATTTCACCCGTGATTTGATCGCAATAATCAGCACGAATATTTTTATAAAAATGATAAATACCTTTACCTGGCTGATCTTTATATTTCACTTCCAACTGCAGCAAACCTGATATTAAATCTTTTGCTTTATTGGTACCCACCAGATAAATCTTTAGTCCCCATCGATCCGCTTTTGTTTGTTTTTTCGGGTTTTTATGATCAATTGACTTGCTTGACGGTGTTGCAAATATCTCCGGATCCTGTTGCGAACTGGATCCCTTGATCGCCATGATTTGAATTTTAGGATATTTTTTTGTACGAGTTCTTACCCAATGATAAACCGCGGCATTGGTATTACCATCACTGGAGTCGATTGATATAGCTGATGGCAGCAACTGAATACCGGATTCACCTTTAACCGGTGAAAATATTTCTTTGTCTAACTCAGCCCAGACCGGATCTTTAACATCGTGAACCGATACGTTTGCTGAAACTTCTTTCCACAGGATATTCCAGCTTTCCTCTTCACGACCCCAAACACGTTTTATGATTGCCAGTCTATCCGGCTGAACATCAACACCAATCGTAAGAATTAAACCGCCTTTAGGAATAATATTTTCTGGATAATCAAGAGAAACCTCACGCAGCTCATTGGCGTTGGTTTGCTCACCCTTGAACTCATACCCCTGCCCCAATTTTTGATTGATGAACTTAATCATCAAACTTTCATCACCCTGGTCAGATTTCCTCTTGGCCTTTAGGAAATCTTCCACCATCACCGATAAACCGGCTCCAGGAAGACAGGAATACATTTCACTTAATTTATTAAAACCCACCTTGCCAGTGAAATCGCCAGGACCTACCCAACCGGATTTTTTATCACCTGAATGAAAAGCATCATAAGCTGTGCTGCGAATATTGCTTTGCCTTTGGTTGTCATCCCACAACGAACCACAGTGAGGACAAGAATACTCAGCCGTTTCAAACAAATTGGTACCATAGACCGGATGATTAACCGCTTCATCCTTCAGCCATTTAACATTGCTGAAATCTAAAATATGACTCTCATTACAATCATGACAAACAACAGGGAAAACATGTTCATCAGTACAACTCAGGCGATATTCAATTTTTGAAAGCCCTTTTATCGCAGGCGTTCCACCAGTAGCCAACGTTGAATTCGGATACCGTTTTAACCGTTCTTCAAGATTACCAATGGAATCACCCTGATCTTTTACATTGTCGCTGGTATCATCAGGCTCTTCGATAAATGCAAAACCGACAGAGGAGGTTGATTTAACATTGCCAGGACTATTCGAGCCAACCAGTTTTAAAAACCCCTTAGAGAAGTTTTTAAGATCCCATCGATTACCCGATTTTCTCGACGTGGTCACATCCACTTTGTTACTGATCACCGGGTTGGCTTTGATGGTTGGGATCAGCTTCTCATCATGAAATGATTTACCATCACCAGTCTTTGCAAATAAACCCATAATCGGGCAAGGTTTTTCATCAATCTGTTTTAATGTGACACCGATAATAAAATATGTCCAGCCAATCTGAGCCGCTTTGACCAGTACCACCTCATCAACACTTTTTGATTCCAGTGCGTTAGCCACACCAAGAAAATAGGGAGTATAATAAAAATCATAAAGTCCCTTGATCACCCCAACGTCAGGAAGATTATAATTATTCTCAAACCAGTCGATTATTGATGATAGTTTTTTTTCTTCAAAACTATAAGCTATCTGCACCAAACTCTTCAGCCATCTTTTCTGCATAGCCTTTGATTCGTTTGGTTGTATTTCCAACATTTTTTATGACCAGTTGCTCATCAATTTCAATTTTATATTCACTTTCAATTTCAATAATTAGTTTTTCAAACGCTGCTGAAACTTCCTGATTGGTGTAAATTGCCCAGTCAATCAAAGTGGATTCAGCAGTTTCCCTCTCAATCAGAACACCCAATTTTTCATGGTACGTTAAATTATTAAGAGCTGTTTTTGTTTCCAGTTCCGCAATACGTGCAGCGGTTAAATTCTCGTTATCAGTTCCTCGGCCACCGGCCACATTTGACAAATGAGTCATGTAACTATGCAACCAATCAATCAAAGACTTACCAGTAAAAACACCCTTATTCTTAAATCCTGAAATAACTGCTTTAGACTTACCAACCAATAGAGCAAAATTTGTTACTGTTGCATCTTCACCAAGTTGTGGAATTGTTTCTAATATTTTAATCATTCCATTATTCAACTAAGTTTGTTAGCCCTCTATAGGATCTCAAAACTGCACCAAACTCGCGCCATCA